CGTCATCACAGTCAGTTCGGACGCCTATCACGTTATTGTCGAAGTTTAGCCAACCTCCACTCAAATAGGCAGCGTAGCTATTGGTGCCCGGAGTTCCACTCCCTCCTGCGACGGCGATGGTGTTATGTGAGATCGTACCCTTCACTCCCTGGTAGAAAATACCAAAAGCATCTCCGTAACCTCCATGATACACCGAAATAGAGTTGCCAGTAATAGTCGTACCGCCCTGATATCCAGGTAGGTTTTCGCTGCCCCACCATAGATAAATTCCATATATATCTCCACGGGCGGCGCTGTTATGGTCTATATAAATACTGTTATCGGAGATTGTAAGATTTCTAGCATAACCAAAATTCCCTGTCCCAGATAGGTCTGACCAAATAGCTGTAATAGTACTTTCGGTAATACTGGATGCGGTGCCTCTATTATAGTTAGAGGAGAAGGTATTGCCCGAGACCACTTCAGGTGACGCGGATCCCGTGAAAATATCGAAATACTCGGGCAGCTTAAGAGCGGTTACGTTGCCTCCTGAATTTCTGAATTCAAAGTTGTTATTAGAAACTATATAGCCGGCATAGTAGCCATCATCGGTGTTTAGCCAAACGCCATACCAGTTATAGCTATCGCCCAAAACCCCGTCGAAGCCAGAGTAGTGTTCAAAGTAGTTATCACTAATGACGGCAGCGCGCGTGCCGAAGGACATCACAAGTAGATCGCAGCTTACAGTCATGGTTGGATCAGTAACAAACGTTCTAAAGTGGTTGTTTGTGATCCGGGTGCCCTCGGCGGAGTCGGCAGCGATCCCAATACCAAACGCACTAAAATAACACCGTTCTACAACCGATTGGGTATTTCCTGTAAAGTAGACTCCCACACTAGCTTCGTTGTTGGAGCCTGGTCCGTAGAATTTGCAATCTTGAACCCTAAGCGCGCAGGCTTCACCGATTGGCTCTCCACAGTGGATATAACAACCGTAACCATCTACACTGCCTGGAGGCCAAGACACTGCTGTAGTCGCGTCGGGAACATCCATCCCCTTAAAAAGGGAGTTAGTAACAACAACCTCAGTTGCCAGGCTGTGAATAAAAGACTTTTCAGCACCTGAAGCGGTTGTTGCCGCCCAGTCAGCCTCAAAGAAACACTCATCGAATAAAACACAGCCCGCTGTGACGGCAAAGTCAATAGGATTCTTTGCCGTGCCTGTATTTGTATCAATGAAAGAAGAACGAAGAACAGTCAGCCTTTCTTCTTCGTCAATGTTAACTCCAGTTAATACCGTTAGGAATTGGCTAGCTGACCCCGTGCTATAGGCAAGGTCAAAGATACAGTCTTCGATGAGACTACTACCGGAATGTTGTAGAGCCATAATAGCTTGGGTAGTCCCAGGAACCGCGTCATCGTATCTAAGACCACAGTTACTCAGCGTTATAGACTTAAAGCTCTCATCGGCAGAACCGACAGTTACAAAAGCACCGGCAGTAGTCTCGCAAGTCAAGATACAGTCTTCTAGGTGAACAACATTATTAGTAACGGCAGTAGTAGCTCCGCTAAGGTCAACCTGAAGAAAGCTATCATGTGCTCTAAACTCAAAACCATTATAGTCGGAACAGATAACAGGGAAGGGATAAGTAGCGGCGGGGGCAGCTGGCATACCTTCTACAACAACCTTTACGGCGGCATCAATAGAAATAGGATTACTTGCGTAAGTTCCTGCTCCTAAGACAACGCCTGTCTGAAACACCAAAGTCAAAGGACGATCAATGTTGAGTACGGAATCCCAGACGTAAGTGCCTGACTTGACAAAAATAGAGCCACCGTTGGTTACGTCTAGCAAATCATGTGCGGCCTGCAACTGCGTCCCTAGGTCGTCGGCTGTCGAGTTAAAATCCCCGTAAGAAGTAACCGCATCACCGACAGTAAAGGACCAACCTCTAGCACCGGCAATGCTACCTGCGTACTCGTAGTATCTCGCAGAAGTGTTGAACGTAATAGAGGGAGTGGAGGTATTACCTGGGCGAGAGTTACCATATTTTAGCTCTCTGAGCTGTGCGGATAGGAAGTCTACATGGTCTTTTAGGCTAGCAAGCTGAATATCGCTTCTAGCAGCCCCATCCTCTGGGTCTGCAACTAGGGCGGTACCTCTCTCTTCGTCCCCAGAGAACAGCATCGTCCTGCTATCTGCGCTGTGTGGCACAAAAGCAGCGGCTGGGCCAGTCTCTACGACTATATCCCCCGCAACTTTAGCTACGCCAAGAGCACCTGAAAGCGAAATGATATTGTTAGTACGATCATTTCCTGTAATAGCTACAGCTGTTCCTCCAACTGTAGCATTGCCGGTGGTCGGAAATACCAAGCTGTCTATAACCTCGATCTCAGTGTCCAAGGTTCCTGCGTCTCTTGCGAGGACCGTAGCGGCGTTTACCGCTGTAAAGCCAGTGATCTCGTTAGACCCATTAGTCGTTAAAATAGCGATAGGAATACGAATACTATTTACAGATCCAGTAACGGTAAAGGCAGATGTGCCTACAGGCTGCACAACCTGCCAATCCGGGGTAAGACGGGTAGCAACGTTAAGGGTGAACTCTTTTCCGGGGGGGTTATTGCCCGAAAAAGTAGGATCCCAAAAAGCACGAGAGTCAACATCTGACTCAGATTCTGTGTACTCAATCTCGACGTAAAAACTAAGACCAGCACCAGCGAGCGTAAGAGTACGCGCATCTGCAACCTGCTGCTCGTTGTTCAGGATGTTTCCAGCCTTGTCTACGCCCACACCATTGTAGATGGTGAACTCTCCAGGGGACGCTACCTGGTCAGAGATTTCGATCCTAAAGCCTCTAGCGACTGCAGAGTTACCAGAAAGTAGTACCTTCTGTCTAGAAAAGTTGTCTCCTTCTTGTGTATAATCCGAGGCCGCCCTTGTGAAATCATCAAGGTCAACTCTCTGATTGGAGCTTATATTTAGTTTCTTTGGCATGTAAGTATTACCTCTGTGTTATCAGTTCCACTTGTACCCCTGCAGCCCTAACGATGTCTAACAAGTATTGTAGTCTCACTAGAATATCGATTGGCATGCGGAAAGGAAAATCAAACCCATTATCGGAAGGGTCGCTTGTAGCGGAAGAATCTACCACAGTCTCTACAGGATAATGAGTATATTGTAGCACAATCTCAGGATCAAAGCGAAGGATAGCTCCATCAACCTCTGAGTATTCTATGGCTTCTTGTGCTCCTGGCTCGAAGATAACTGTCTCTCCGATAGCATGGTCGTATTGAACTCCGTGGGTGCCATCACCTAGAGTGAACTGGTCCAAGGCGGTGTTATTCGCGGTAACCAGCACTTTCTCTTCGTTTGGAGTCCCTCTCCCTATTATAGCAACAAATCGTGAAGTTGGCGCGGGGAAATTGTCGGAGGTGTCCACAGAAATGAGTGTATCTCCTGCGGTAACTCCAGAGTCTATGGTGGCTTCCACTGGGATAAAACCTAGTCCGAAGTTGAATATTACGTTTCCTCCGTCTGTATCCAGGCCGGTGCCAGAAACCAAAGTAATACTATCAAGCAGGGGCTGAGCTATCTCATTAGCGGAAGTAGTGTCTTGAAGAGAGGCATAAGCATTTACGCCCCCAGACGCCGTGGACCTATTGGTAAACGAAGTGAAACCATTATGGCTCTTAGTCAAGACAACGTTAGTCTCCACAACGTCCGACATAAGATCCACAGTAGCCCCATTAGGGTGGTCAATGGTAAGGGGCTCTTCTAGAGCGAACCCATCAATGCCCCCTGTAAAGGAGGTAAGAGCTTCTGGGTCAATGATAGAATCAGCTCCTGTGCCTGAAGCGACGGCGCTGAAATTAGGAAGGAGAGATATAGCAGCTGCGATAAGAGTAGCGGTGTTGGGGCCTGCACCAGCGACACCGGCAACAACATCAAGGTTCACCGTCAGCACACCACCCACGGCAGAGGCAGACAAGGCCGACGTACCTGCTGGCTCAAAGACCTCTACAGTAGCGGCGTTGCCTGCTACACCAGCCAGGCTCCCAACAGCTGTGATGTTCACAGTTCCATCCGCACCAGCACCAATAGCTGCAGTAGCGTCAACAACTGTAACGGTGCTAGTGACATAAGCAACTTCAAGAGTGCCAACTCCTCCAGCCTCGTTTATGACAATTCTGTAGCCACCTTCAGGAGGGAAGGTTCCGCCCTCTCCAGCTGGGTGAGGAGAAAGAGAAGTTGCTTGAAGAATTGTAGCTCCCAAAGCTGGGTCTGAGGCTATAGTAGTAGAAGCTCTCCCCTTTATGGCAATAGAATCAACCTGAATAGTTTCCTCTTTAGAAGTTCCCGGTCCCACCAAAAGATCGAACGGAACAGCTGCACCCTCCAATAAAGCTAGACCATCTTCTACTTCAAGAGCAAACCTGCCCAACGACTGTCCTATAGCTAAATTAGAGGCACCAGGAACAGGGGAGGCGGCATTAGTGAGGGCTACTGTACCCGTAGCAGCCCTTTCATCCAAGGAGTAAAGATAGGGACCAGGCCAAGTATGCTGCTGCTGGTTGAAGTCCCCTATAGGAATACTAGTAGAACCGTACTTAGGCTGGTAAAACTCAACGGTAGTTCCAATAGCGTGAGTGTTTATTGCCCCAGACTGCAGGGCTAACTCTGTATAGTTCTTTACAATTACCCCTATTTTATGCTCAAACGATGTAGTGCCAGAAAGGGTAAGTTCTCCAGAAGTTATGTTATTGGCGGTATAGACTAGAGTTTCTTCGGTATCAAGACCTACATCGACAACTATAGAGCCAGTAGAAGGAAAGGCCCTGGTGTTAGCAAGAATAAGTGTACCAGATCCTTCGGGGGCGTATACGTTCACCTCAGAGATGTATTTGTTGTAAGCAATACGCTCAGCGCTGCCTCCTCCTGGGTCGAACTCAAGGGTTCCTGCGTCTGGGAAAGCAGCGAAGGACGCTGCCTCTACAACAGTTTCTCCGGGGTCTACCTGCACCGAGTTTGTGGTGCTTGTAGTAGGGATGGTGAAATCGTGAACATGAGAAGAACTACGAAGATCATTTGGGTCTTGAATATCTTCTGGGATAAGAAGTTCCACCAAACGTGGGGTAGTCTGGATAATATCCCACCCTGTACCCGCGAACTTTACTGGGGAAAGGGCAGCTGTTTCCTCAACCACCAGCAACTCTACTGTAGAGTTAAGGGGAATAGTAAGGTTAGTCTCCAGGATTGGAGCCCGCAATGTGAGTGTGTGGGAGTCGTAGTCTAGACTAACATACTGAACAATAGGGTAGAGGGTAAACTCGTCGCCGGTAGCTGGAGCAGCTGCGGGGGCGGTGAAGTCATCGTCGAACGAGAGATAAGAATCAGTACCAGAAACAATCCTACGGGTTACACCAGCAAGGGCAGACGTGATGTTGCCCGTAAATACTACTTCGTATCCAGCTACCTCACCGTCGTAGGAAACTTCCTCATTAGTGGTAGGGGAAGCATCATCGGCAGGGGTACCGTCCAATGAGGTTACTGTATAGTCTTCGTTTTCTGTAGTTACTACCGTAACCTCATACAGGGCGTTATTCGCTGGATTATTTGCGTTATGTACCTCAAAGCGGTCCCCAACTACAAAGGAGGGCAAGTTACCTCCTGCAGATTGGATGTCTATGCTGCTGCCAGCCACGTTAGCGAACACCATGTCAGGGACGGCCTTAGTAGCCGCTACAAACGTATCAGCTGCCAGCAGAACGAAGTCGTCCGCTGCAAGGGGGGTGTTAGCAGTTAGAACAAAAGCTGTATCTGTAGCGTCCCCGGAAGCTCTCAACTTGATATAACCCTCAGAAGGAAACTGAGTGGAGTCTTCTAGCTGAAGGAAGCTAGAAGTTGCAAAATACTCCTGGTTTAATTGGTCAAAGACATCGCCAACACTAATAGTATCGTGGCTATTCAAAGGAGCACTACTTAAGGTAAGTGTTCCTGTAACCAGGTTGTTGTCTACTACTTGAACTACTTCCTCATTAGCCGTGCCCCTGCCAAGTACAACAGGGTATGGATAGTTGGTGATTGGGAAGTTATTGGTCTTTCGGCACACAACCTTAGTACCGTCTACCAGGACGAGGGGCTCCTCTGCGTCAAAACTACGAGCACTATGCGCCGCCCCGAAGTTCGTCTCTAGGAAGACAGTATTTGTTACCCGGTCAATATAGCAGTAAGCAAGGGTCTCTTCCGAGGCCAAACCCTCGTCGAATACAAGTGTGCCTAGCTGCGGTAGATTGCTCGTGTCGTTCAGGACACACTCAGCATCCCCAACAATCACATCCTCTACCAGAGTAGCTACCTCCGTGATACGAGGCCCAAAAATGATCTCAAGAACATCCCTGAACTTATTGGCAATCTGCTTATATTCAAGAGCTAGAATCTTGACAACCGCACGCCACGAATCGTCCGTATACCCAAGAATAGGGCGGTCCATTCCAAGGTTACGGCTAATAACGTTTAGATATTCGCTATCAGCGAAGTCAAGGGACAGCTGGTCCCTTACCTCTTTGATATCACTTTGTATGCGCTCTGTAGTCATATTAAGAAAGCACTGTTACCAGTGAATCGTCATTCGAATCAAATGGAGTAGGAAGCTCATTTTCTAGCACAATAACATCCGAAAAAGGCTCAGAAACAGAGACGCTTCTAACGCCCTGCACATCATGTGCTGCGTCTACAATTCTAGAACGAATTACGTCATTACCAATCTTGAGCCCCCTGATGTAGTCTTCGACAGCGGTTTGTACTAATGGGGCCAAGTCAGTCTCAACAAAAGTAGTTTCAGCAGCAATAGACATTGTAACGGTGATTCTCTTGGAAGAAGGAGCTTCTACCGTAAGAAACACACCCGCAGCCTTTACGCCGGGGTAGTTAACGCTATCGTCCTCAAATCCCTCCAAAACCTTTTGAACTTCGGCAATGAGATTTGTATAGTAGCTGTAAGAGGCTATAACTTCCGTGTTTAAGCCCAACCCAGCTACATCAATAACGACAAACTCGCCAGTTCCTTTATTGAGGACATATTCCGTATTAGGAGTTAACTGAGTCCAAGTAGTAGCGGCGGGTTCTTTAATCCAAATCAAGTCAGTGGACCTAACAACCGGAGGATTTCTAAGAGAAAAACGCCTCTGTCCATCCTCTGTTCCTTCCGAAATAACATTAATTCTACGCACTAACTCGTCGCCGGTAGGGACTACAGCAGATGCGGTGGCCAAAGTTAAAAAGTTTCCACTCTTAGAAACATATTCTACCATAATTGTGTTGGGAGAAGTTTCTATAAAGATAAACCCTGAAGAAGGAAAGTTCGTGGCATCAGTAAGCTCAAACGCATTAGCAGTAGTGCCTCCTCCTCCTGTGACGATAGTGCTTTGCGCAAAGGAAACAACATCAGGCGTGAGACCAGTACCGTCATCTACGTAGACAATTACCTCATCGGGGTCTCCTGCAAAGTCCTCAAGAACATTTGAGGAGATAACACGCTGACCAGTTGCTGGATCGGCTACGCCAACAGACTCGGCCTTAAGAGAAAGCACAGTTCCTCGGGAAAGAGACTGGAGCTTATCGACTGCTCTAGCTCTAAGTTCTTCGTCTGATTCTCTAGACGAACCGCCCGAGATAGCGGAGGCGTTAGTAACACCCGCCCCGGTAAATGGAGCAGCTCCAACAAATTGGGTCACTCGACCGGAACCAGCGTTGCCATTAGGTCCTGCCGATGTAGCGAGTATATTTACTTCGTTAGAGTAGTAGTTGCCTGCAGGAATAGTAGCATTCTCTGTAGTTCTATAAATCTGAGAATCTTCTGTGTTTGTGGCAGGGCTCTGAATATTAGTACTAATAGGTATGCTCTGAGAAGAAGCACCAGAAACCAAAGATACGCGATCACCAACCTCAGAGTCGGAAAGAAGGCCAGCGGCCAACGTAAAGGTATTGGTGGCTGTATCTAACGCCAGCACGGAGGCATCTTGAACCCTTGTTGTAGTTTCTGCGATACGAATCGTGTAAGGAAAACCTGTAACTGGGAATGGTGAAGAGTCAAACACCGCAACAGAGGTGCTCCCGGATACAGCATCAGAGGAGGCAAGATCTGTCTTAATGTTACCATTAGTGAAGCTTACAAGGCCAAAGGCGGTCTGGGCATCTGTGCGAACGATATTGAAGTCAGCAAGTCGTCTATCTAGGTTTTCTCCAGAGGCTGTGGTGTACGAAAAGATATCAAGGAGCTGCACCATCTGATAATACTGCTCATCATCCTCCAAGGCAGCTGCTTCCAGAACAGTTCTGATTGAAGAACCTACTGTAAAGTCAGTAAGGGTTGTTCGAGACTGCACATAGGCAACCATATCAGTGAGAATAGTATTGAATGATCTAGGAGTAAAAGCCATTACAAGATCCTAACAGGAACGAAAAGATTTAAGCTGGTAGCAGCGCCTACTAAAACAACGTCTGCTTGGGCTAAGATAGTGTCTCCATCAACAACAAAGGACATGTTTGCAATTCGGGAAACTCTTGGGTCACTAAGAATGATCGCCTCGGACTGCGACCTGAAATCGTTTATAGCTCTAGGGGTTGCCTTGCTTCCAATAGGAAACTTAGCCCCATAGTTTGCGTGTGCAATCAATTCTCCCTTTTCCGTAGAGAACTTCAAAAGGATGGCCTGCTCTACGTTGGGAGTACCAACAATCGAGGACAGATCGCCTCTTTGGTTAACCTTAAAATCAGTAAGAGCAACACCAGAGGCGGAAACATCTACCGACCTCAAACGAAAATCGCGACCGTAAGCATGCTGAACAGGACCGAGGGTTCCTTGGTCGCTTCCTGCGGTCTCGTCCTCCGACACAGAAGCGGTGTTTATGGTCCCTCCAACACCAGAAGCAGACACAGGATACAGGATCGGTGAGCCGAAAGCAAGGGTATCTCCTGCTCCATCTGAAGTAAAGTAGGGGGGCCTCAAGTTGTTGATGGTAGCAAGAATCTGCCAACGAGACCTATCTCCAAGAAGTCTTCCGGCAGCTGCACGGATATTCTCATCCTTGTGAACAGTACCTTGACCAAGCTTGGTAGAGTTTCGTTCGTTACCAAGGTAAGTCCGAGATCCACCCACAGCCGGGGCAACGGTAGTAATGTCTGCTCTATCCTGTGCAACGGTGTATGCGCGGCTGTAGCGGTCATGTCTCTCAGCGCTGTCTCCTCCAGCAGTCTCCCGAACGCCCGGCTCCACAAGGATTCTGGAGGCGGTGATACGAGCCCTACGAAGAGACCTAACCAAGGCGTCTTGCTCTTCCACCGCTGGCGAGCCCGTAAGGAGGTCTATAGCCTCGTCCAAGTTCTCTGCAAGTGTCTGAGCGTTCCTACGAAGGGCACGACCGAAGTTAGCCCCAGTTGCCCGGATTACTCCCAAGCCGCGTGTTACGTTGATTATGGGATCCATAATCTGTGTCTGAGCAAAAACGCCTAGACCTTCTAGACGGCGAATCTGGGTGGATACAACCAAGAAGGTTCTACGAAGGGACTGGTTGAACTCCTGAACTCTGGAGAAAACCCTCTGAACGTTCAGGATGCGGGAAAGAGGGTCGTCTGCGTCGGCCCTTAGTATAGCCTCTTTGGGGGCTAGGGTCTTCAGGGTGATGGCATAGTCGTATGCAAGAGGAGACTTAGAGGAACGAGTTACTTTGAAATCAATCGGTTCTACAATCCAAGAATCATTATCCTTGTTATTCTGGAATATCATCACGATGTTATTCGAGAACTCATCGTTTTCCTTAATATCAGAGTAGGCTCTAAAGATGTTTCTAAGGAACGTAATGTCCGTAAAGCCAGTTTGCTCTCCGTTAGCAGCTTGCCTTCGACGATCACCTAGACGGAAGTTCGACGCCAAATCCCCAACGGCTTGTCCTACTAGAGGAATATTGGCCGCATCGCCTCCCCTTCCCAGGGTTCCTCTGTTGGGGCGAACACCTGTGGTGCCTTGGATTCGAAGGTTCTTGATGATAGAACCGTGAGACTCCACAAACTTACCACCACGCTGAGTGGGGATGATAGTTGTAGTAAACGGCTCCGACAGATCCGTAACACGAGGAGCTACACGAAAGAAGTATTCGGCAGGGGAACTTGACGCTGGGTCAAGGTTCAAAAAACTAGGAGAAGACTCTACACTGTTAGTGGTAGTGTTATGGATATATATGCTGTACTGAGTCTTGAGCGCCTCGGAAATAGGACCGGTGTGCCAGGCTGCTTGCTGAGTGTCCTCAGATACGCTTATAGTAGTAGAAAACTTAGAGCTTCCGCTACCCGTAGTACTGCCCTGTCCCGTAAGGGAGTCAATTGCGCTTTGGGGGTTGAAGTTTCTTAGTGCCATATATTATTCCCAAGTCACTGAGTGGGAGTTCATTCCTGGGTCCGTGTAATTAGAAATACCTGTCTTAAACCAGGTGTCGATCTTATTTGCAAAGTTAGTAGCCGCCGAAGTGAACGGAGTAGATGAGTTTTCGTCTATGGTTGATACGGAGCAAAGACCTACAGTCAAGGGTGGGGGAACATCAGAAACCCACGTCCAATCAAGGTGGTCTAGAGGAGGCGAAGCTGCGACGGCTATAGCAGTTGCCATATCCGCAAACGCGGCATCTAGTAGAGCGCAGTTGTCTTGGGGACTATCTGAGGCGGCCCAAGAGGTAAAGGCGGTAAGCAGGGAGGCAGCGAGCTTGTCTGTGGCAGCGCCTCCTGAAGCGGGTACGTGAGGAGGGTCCATAGCAGCTATATAGGTTTGGAGCGCGTCTTTCCATTTTTGAGAGCAGGCTGTTCTATGAGCAGCGGCGTCTCCAGTAGACGCAGGAAGGCTGCCAGAAACTCCCGGCTCTGGATCATTCTCAGAGGTGTAGTCTTGGCTTTTGAAGAAGGACGCTAGAGCATCGATCAAGCCTTGTTTATCTGTCGCCATTACAGTATATCACTTTTTTTAGTATTACTCTACAAAAGACTTCTCACTAAGAGTATCATCGTAAGGAGCGGAACCTACGGGAGTCACGGTAGTTGGGTCAATCTTGAGAGGCCCGAAAGGAGACAAAACCTGAAAGGGGGTGATGAACCACTCCCTAAGCTTCTCCCCCAGCACCACAGGGTCCTCCTCAGAGTCCTCAGCAGCCTGGCCCAGGTAGATCTTAGTGGATTCCAGGGTCATCTTGACGTTGGACGTAAGGTCGATATAGTCCTCATCCCCATCAGTTGCTATAGAAATGAAGTTAACAGCCTTCACAAGGACATTATCTTGGCTGACGATCGAGGCGGATACCGGGATATACAGGTCTAGAACTTCCCTGTCCATATAAAGGAAGCTCTCAGCTGGAAGCTCTCCGGTCTCCTCAGGCTCCGCTTCTTGTTGGGGAGGGTTAGTTTGAGGCATATTAACGTCGGGAGCATCCACGACCCCAATACCATCCTGCTGAGGGTTGAAATCAATCTCAAAAGTCTGGGAGGGCTTTACATATAGCCTTACACTGCCACCAACCTCTTCGTTTACGTTTCTTGGGAAACGACCAAAAGTTGGGTCACTGCCTGGAGCCAAGGAAGCCCCACAATAAGTGGTGGAGATAATGATATCCCCACGAGGGTTGATTACAGTCTCAACTCCATTTACTCGGCGGAAGTAGCGCCCAAGCTGAACTAGGGCAGTCTCGTCACCTGCAACCCCGCTGGTAGCAGGGTCAAAAGAGTTTCGTGCGTGTGGCCACCAGCGCACGATGAAGGGAGAATCAATTCGTCCTCCTAGGAAACCTACAACACACCAATCTCCATCCAAGTCATAGGGGTCAATCTGCTTCAAGGTGGCGTCATAGTCTTCCCCATCGAACAGGATGGAGGAGCCCTTTGGAATCTTTTCGGCGTAGTCATCTAGGCCAATAGGCGCATCTGGGGTAATCGCTACGTTCTCTAGCGTTAAGTATCCGTTCTGGCCATCGTCCGTAATCAGAACCGTACACTCGTGTCTGTAGCCTCTTCTATCTGTAGTCTGATAGCCTGAACGGTTCTTATCTGAATCAGAGGGGAAAACATCGAGAATCACACCCAAGAACAATGCGTTCAGGCGCTGGTCAGGGTAGTCCGTCAAATCCGTCGCGACAGAACTCTGTAAAGTAGTTCCGTCAGGCAGGGTTACTCCTCTGTACTTACTAGAGAACATTTATCTCCTACGCTTCCTCTTCCTCATACTGCCAAGCTTAGGCAGACCGGTGGCATCTGTACCGGCAATGCTAGAGGTGCCAGCATTGTCTCTTGCGGCCTCGTTATCCTGTAGACCAGAGTCTTCTAGGTCACCGTACCTACCGGCTGGAACAACCATCTCGTTGTACTTCTCGGAAATCCTTGCCTCTGCAACATATTCAATGGCCTCTAGGTTGTCTGTCATATTGTTTCCGTCTTGAGCGCCAATAAAGGCATCATTGCGGTACTGACCGGCTTCCTTTACAGTGTCCCCACGCAAGAACAAAGACCTGCGGATAGCGATAGGATCTGGAGTTAGGAAGTAAGTTGCTAGGCGGCTTCGTGCATTTCTTCGCTGGGAGTCTGTGGCTCCAAGACTCTCGAAGTAAGGGAACACATAAAGAGGCCAAGGGTTGTTAGGTTGCCCTCTGGACACCTGAAGATTGGTCTTCATGCTGTTAGGGTAGGACCAACTATGGTTTACTCCTTCAACATAGAAACTCATGTTGCGCTCTTGGATATCCAGGCGATAGCCTACGCGAATCTCTGGGGCTCCTCGCATATCAATTCTACCGGATAGAAACTCAAGGTTGTGCTGGTACCAGTGGTCCTGGAGTAGCGCCCACCTAATAATCTGCCTACGAGTAGACCCACTATCTACTGAGTTTCTAACCCTAGCGGGTACTGTCGGCGTCGTAAGATCCGTACTGGTTTCTGCCGCAACTTGCGCCTTAGAAGGGTTCTGTTGCTCCTCCGGGGAACCGTCTCCCGGATCTTTGTCGTCGGGCTCGTTAGCGCCCTCTTCCCCTGAGCCTGCACTAGCGTTGATGAGCCCAACTAAGTCCTTGCCAAACGAGGAATAGAAGCGTACAGGGTCGCAACTGTTTTGGTCTGCGGCACGCATTGCATCAGAGTTAGTCCCATATGAGTCGAAGCCAGCAGGCGGGGGTGGAGTAGACCCATCTTGTGGAACCGAGTCGGGGTCTCCCGAGAAAGTAATTCTCTTTGTAACAGTATCCTTCTTAGGGGCGAAGTGCCTAGTGATCTCAAAGTGAAGGTGAAACCCCACCCCAGGCTTGTAGCCGCAGCCGGTGTTCCCCATCCACCCAATAATCTGGCCCTTCTTTACCTGTTTGGACTTCATCCTACCCCTGCTTACACCCTCCGCATCTACGGAGCACATGTTGCCCATCTGCTGTGGAGTACTGGTGAGCTTGACCTTCCCGGCAAGCATTACTGAAGGGTGAATGGCGGAGAGGTGAGCGTAAGTAGAGGACCTATACCCTTTAATTCCCGCAAAGTTATGTCGGATAACTACGTAGTTTCCGTAGCCAGCCTTTCCTCTATCGGGAACGGCGTGTGTCACCTCCCCGTCTGCAATAGCTCTAATAGGGATGGGAGTGGAAAGTGTGCTATTCCTATTCTTCGAGATATCAACGCCCTGGTGAAATACCCATGCTTGTGGTCCCTTAGTCTGGTCCCTTGGAGGAGGCCCAGGCTTTGGCCTATATCCCCAATCAGACTGCTGGCCGTTCCAAAAGACAAGAGTTTCTGCCGGTACATCAGCAGGGTCCACAGGAAGGCCCAACTGCCTGGGGTCAACCTCTGCTGGAGTGCCGTCCGCAGTATTGCTGGGGTCTACCTTTTCGGGTTCATCACTTCTAAATCCCTTCAAGTGGGCCACAGCGCCCAAGCTGAAACGTGCTGCGCGAGTGGTAACTGTACGTACCCTAAGCCCGTGACGAAGAATGTGAATTGGGGTGATGATAGGTAAAAGGTCCTTCATGTAGAACCGCTGGTCAGAACCCAGAACCGCATCACTGTAAAACTCGAAAAGGTTGAAGTGATCCGCGTCAGAGCGGCCAAGGGTAGATTTCACAATCTCTCCCTCGGAAACCACAGCCACGTCTAAATGCTTGTACCCAAGAGCCGTTGGTTCAGTAGCTTGGTCTTGGGCGTCAGCCATAGCTGTTGCTCGATCGTCTACATTGATGTTTGGGATATCGACTACATGTCGTCCAGGCTGGTTTGGCCTGCTGCTAAAGATAGCGCCGAAAGGTACTTGACCCACCCGGATTCTCTTATCGTTAGACTTGACCAACAACTCAACATCAGAGAGATCTAGGCCCTCAATCATTGAGAAAGGATATTCGCGCATGATGACGGCAGGAATCATGGTGATTCCCTGATTCGTCGTCTCACTCAGGTTGGCCTTCTTATCGTCCTCGATGACAGCATACGCTCCCTCTACGGGGCGAAAAGCATTGTCGTCTTCGGAGGTGTTAGAACTAAGTGGACGCAGGTCGAAGAACAGCTCGTTGATAGGCTCATTCGAGAAGGCCCTTAGGATAGAGAGTAGAGACCCCTGCTTCTCCCAAACTGGCTGGCCGAATAAGTAACCATCTATAGCTCTCTTCTCTATGAAGGTATACATATCTAGGATGTCAATTAGGTAAGAGTCCTCAGCAACGGTGCTTTCGAGAGTGGATACGTTGCGTTGAGCATCGGAGTACGCCGTACCTGCAAGTCCCCGCAAAGCCTCCACTGACTGCAGGTTCTCTCTTAGCTTCTGGTCTGTTGCCTGCTGAATAATCTGGTCTGGAGTAGCAATCTGGTCTTTGACTCCTCTCAGCGTAATTCCAAGCTCTTCTGCAACTTGTTTCTTCTGTTCTTCAATACTGCCTAGCTTTCCAAACTTATCAACAGTCGCCGTAATTTGCGTTTGAAGGTCCTCTTTGTACCGAAGGTATCCTTGGCCATCAGAGCCTATCTTATCTGCCAGCTCGCCGGGAAGGCGGCCCACCACATCTGCAGCTCGCTTCTTTCGTAGCCTATCTTGGACGCTACCAGGGAAGTAGGAAGCCGGAAGCTGGAACTGCGTACCAAACCCAATCATCTGAGTGATAACATTTAGGATGATGTCGGGAGGAGTGCCTCCTGCCAAAATACCTTTAGTCATCAAGGAAAGGCCAGCAACGTTGGCCTTTGCAAAGTCGTAGTTTTGGAACTCGTCACGGTTAGCCAAGTGCGGGTTGAAATAAACCGAGGTTCGCTCAAAGATCTTATGAAAGTCTGAACAAACAACCTTATACGTAGTTCTAGGCTGTCCTTCTTTTGCTACAACGTATTCTTCTTCAATCCTATCTACTAGCCCAAAGAAAGTACGGGTCCACCCCGAACCGTCGCCAATATCGAAATAGATATTTACGTAATCATTAGGGAAGATAATATTGAGGTAGTTCTCGGAAGGGGTAAGAATGAACGTCGCCTGCCCAGCTCCCTTGATGGTCTTGCTGGTTTGAACAGACACAACATCGTCAACCATGACGAGTGTTTCAGGGTGCGAATGGCTGTCAAGTAAAATCTTACAGCGTGTCTTATAACGACGAACTCCATCAGGTCCTAAAGAACCTAGGAAGTCAACTGCATCTGGTTGATGTATTATGGCAGACATGGTTGATTAGTATACAACACCAGGAGCCTGAACGCTCTCAAGCTGATCTGGCGGCACGGTGCTGACCGCTGGGCCTGAGTTGTTTAGTCTTTGAGCTTCCGCAGTTGCTTCAACAGCCTTTGCAGCGGATTGAGCAGTGGACGCAGCGGCGGTGATCAGCTCGTTCATACGGCCCTCAAACTCTCCACCAGGGCCAAAGAGCTTCTCCATCATGGCGATTTGGCTGCTCTTGCTTGGGCCACCCTTTTCACCAGAAGTCATTTGCTTATAAACATCCTGCAAGTTTCTGTGACCCATTGTCTTAGCTTCTGGGTTAGCTTGGAAAATCTTAGCAATAGCTTGGCGCTTCGCCTCAGACATGTCTTGTTGCCCAGCAACGTAGGTTGGGTCGAACTCAGGACCCATCCCTAAGCCCGCCTTGCGGTCTATGTGCGGCATGCCGCCCATTCCTGTACGAACGCCAGCAGTAGGATCATATTCGTCCTCCCCACTCATGATCCGAGCAATGTAAGTAGCGGAGTTGGATATAGCATTTAAGGCTGCATTACCGGCGGGGAGAAGTTCATCCACTCCTTTATTTGTTGCAAGAATCAAGTTCAAAACAGCTTGGTAGTTATCTTGTCCTATCTTAATAAGACGGTTTTGAAGACCTACAGAATCGCTAAGCACGCTACCGATGCCTTCTAGTTCGGCTGCAGCTCTGTCTTCTGCAGTTCCAGTCTCGTTGATAAGCGCCTGAAGCTTTTCGTCTGTCATCTCCCCACTGTCCTGCGACCTGACAACTTCAACCATCTTCTCGACGGCATCTAAATTGTCTCTCATATTCAGCTGCGTAGCCAGTGTCAGGTATTCTTCTTCGCCAGAGCCCGCCTGCATGCCGGTCATCTCAATGACTCGCCTTACATTCTCAGGAGTGGCTCCTTCCTGCTGCTTCTTCAATGCTTCGTAGTAAGTAGCGTCTCCACCAGGAGTACCAAAGCCCATAGCCTGGAGCGTCAGGGCTTGTCCCGCTTCTCCGCCTCCTGGTCTTACAATGCCCTCATTAAGCCGCTGGAACATGGCGGCACCTCGGTCGCCCTGCCAGCCAGGTCCACCGCCCCTACCAAGAGCAGCAAACATTTTGCCATACTCTGTAAACGAAACCTCACCCGCTGTTCGACCACCCTGGGCAGTAACAACCTGCTGAACGCCTCTTAGGTACTCTGGAAGACGAGCGTCGTCCATCCCAGCGTTGAACCCTAGAGCAACAGCCTGTTTGAGTTCTCTAAAGCCCTTCTTACCGGCCTGTCCTCCAAAGCCTGTACCGGCCTGGGTCATCGTCTGCATGATACCGATGCTCTCGTCCATCTGCATCGATGTGCCGCGTGTAAGAGCTTGTGCTTCACTTACGGAGCCATACTGCCCGGTAGCACGGCCAACAGCAGCGGCCTGCTCCATCGTCTCAACGCCAGTGTAAGCATACTTTTCAGCACTTGCATCTCGTAGAGCGTCTAGACTCTGGTCCGTTGCTCCCATACCAGCAAGGCCTATCTTAGACTTTCCGTACTCTACATAGGCATCATAGCCCTGACTCATCTGCTTAGCGACAGTACCTACAATCGAACCAGCTATGGCTATAGCCGCCAATCCTAGCTTGCCCTTGATGCTCTTCATCAAGTCGGCCCCGCTGCTGCCACCATCACCTCCGCCGCCGCCTTTACCCTTGTTCTTATTGTTTTGGGTAATCTTGTTTTGGGTGCGCTCGTACTTCTCTAGCTCTTTGTTCTGCTTCTCAAGGAGCTTTAGACGCTCCTTCTCGTGGTCAAGCATCTTCTCAGAGCTGCCTTCTAACTTCTTGCGCTTCTGAGGATCGTTAATCTTATCGGTGAACTTCTTGGTCTGTTGCTGATGCTTCTGAGCGATCTCAGCATACTTCTTATCGGTCGTACCAATAGTCTGCGCCTTAGTAGCAATCTTGTCTAATTGCTGCTCGGCTTGCGTCGTATTGGCAGTTACCTCAAGTTCGACTGTTTTCTTCTCGTCAACCAAGTGTTACTTCCTTTTACCCCACTATAATAGTATATCATTCATCAGAGTCGTGGTCACTAAACCTCTTGTATATAGGAGGTCTTTTCTCTGGAGCAGCTATTGCCTGCGCGTCTCGTGCGGCTGAATCTACGGCATTCTTCAGGGTTCCACCACGCACAATATGTCCGTGTTTGGACCTGCCCCGTGTCCTAAGATTCTCAAGCTTCTCAAGATCTTCTGCGTTAAAGCCTTCTAAGTAGTCTGGACTCTTGCCTTCAGCAAGTTCCTTCTCCCACTTATCGATAAGCTCGTCTCCAGTATTGGAAAACTGTACTTCGCCCTTCTCGTTGCGAAAGGCCTCAAGAGGATTCTTGTAATAGTAATCTTCCCAGAAATCTGCTAGTAACTCAAATAGAGTACTATTCTGGAACAGTTCATGGTTCGAGGGAAGCTTGTACTTCTCCGACCACCACCTGCGGAGCGTCTCCAGAACGGACGGGCTCGTTTTCCTGCGCCTCGCCACTATCTGAGCCGCTTCTACTGCGTCCTCCTTCGGAAGCGTCTGTCCCTCGTCCTGGAAAGTTGTTTTCGAAAGCGATTACCTCCCCGAAAACCTTAGACAGTACCTCTATGTCTGTGATCTCGTCTAGGTCCCACCACTTAGGCGAAGCAGTAAGGGCAACCTCCAGATGGGCAATCATGCCGTTGATCTGGAACGTAGCGAAGTCAATACCCTGTCCTGGCTGGGCCGGATTAAAAGACATGCCACCACAGAGCTGCACCTTGCGGACACCCACTAGGGTCATGTCTCTGATGCTCAGCTTCTTAGTTGTAAATGTGCCTGCATACCTGCGTTCACTGGCTTCAGAAAGGAAGTCAACCGTGAAAGTATGCGTTCGAGATGAATCTACCATTATACTATTCCCCTTCTATGAGAACGAGCTTATGCCGCCCCACCAAGGGGCAGCACAAGGATCTCATAGGTTTTCTGATTTATACTGGGTTTTCGAACTCGTCTACGACCCTGATTGCTACGAATGGAACGTTCTCCTGAACGACTCCTCGTGCGGTAATGTCGAAGCTGTGACCAGCGCAACGAACGCCCTGGAAAAGCTGTACGGTATTGCGAGTGACGCTATCCTGGATAGCGGCTTCCAAATCACCGGATGTGATAATGTCGCTCTGAACAGGGAGGATACCCTGTGCTTTGAGAGAGTCGCCAACGACTCTAAAGATCTGAGCGTTCAAGCTAGTTCTGTAAGCTACTGGTACGTGCTCACGTACTTCGAGCAAGTTGAGAACATCAATTGGCTCGTAATCGATCATTTCCTCGCCGGAAACGCCTCCTGCGAAACCAACAGCTGCACCGTTGACCAGGAAGATAGCTCTTGCTCCTGAAAATGTCTGTGACGCCATTTTAAACTCCTAATATACTATAACACTAATTGCGGACTAAATCTAATAAAAAGCAAACCCAAGGGCCTCTCCGGAGGGGACGACAGATCGGCCCCCAGGCTGCCAAACTTTAGATTAGGATGGAACCGTAGCGGCTGCAACCAGAGCCTGCAACTGATCGATAAGGTCAGCCAAAGCGGCATTCTCACCTGGCTGTGCGCCTGGGTGGGTTCGGATCTTAGGAGCAGAAGTGCCGCCAAAATCATTTAGTGGGACGGTGATGGTAACAGCATCGTCAGCGGCTGCTGCAGCTGCCATTGGACCACGAAGGGTGACAGAGTTCTCATTGCTGCTTACAACAATTCCTTCTCCTGCTGTATTAACAGCAACGCGGTAGCCCTTGAACTGGTCGATTCGGTATGGACCACCAGAGAGAAGTACTACTGTGTCATCAGAGCCATCTAGGGCTACTAGGCCAGTTCCGCCCATATTACGCTCTGCGAACGATGAACCGAGCTGCTCTGCGAACCTAACTAGGCCGTTGATAGCATCTCTGTGAGCACCGTATGGGTCCACAGTAGAGTCAGCGATACCGCCACCCTTTCTAAGGGTAGCAATCTCGGTATCAAGGAACTTGGCCTCGATGGTGTATTCATCCGCTGCGGTAATGGTTGCCGAGAACGCAGGGGAAACGGTCAGCGTGGTTGTATCGTTAGATACAACTGTAGCTGTCTCGCCTACGATAGACTCGGTGGCAGAAGTGATAGTTACTTCATTACCAACCTGCTCACCTGCGACAAACGTAGAAGCAGCATCTACAATTGTAGTGGTGCTGCCGCTAACTGCATCTAGGGCGGTTGTGGCGCTCAGTTGTTCTTGAAGAAGCTCCAGAACGGTTGCCATATCCTGCGCGCGAAGGTAATTCTGCGCAGCGGCGTGGACTTTACCATCATAGAGACCTGGGTCTCCTGTATTAGTACCAGTTGTCAGCGCTGCCTTTATTGCTGTTAGATAGGTAACAACTCCTGGGTCAATCGTGATAGCCATGTTAAAACTCCTTAGTCTCTTTCAATCAAAAAGCTGCTTTACGACGATTGCGTTGGCAACTGAAGGTAAATATCGGTCAACTGGAAGTTAATCCCTGGGACTGGGAAGATACCTACGTTGATACGAACGGTGTCACCGGAGGATGTCACCTTTAGGTTATGGTACGCCTTAATGGTCGAACCGGTTGTTGGATCCGTAGAATCCACGATAATGTCATCCTGGCGAGTTAGCTCAAGGAATGTTGCGGCTGCATCCTTCACGTTAGCGATAGTGGATGGAGCTGCCTTCTTCCCTGTGAAACGCTCTACAAGAGTCGTGCGTAGCCCGTATGCTACGTAACGAACTGCGTCACGAACGCTTCCCTCGCTGTATGCAAGGTTGTCGTCTGCGACCCAAGTTGTGAGGTCTCGTACCCAGCGGGTACCAACACCATCAATAGTCTCTGTGAACAGAACACCACTGATGATCATCTCGTTTGCGTCCGTAAGGTCGCCTGGATCCCAGGAAGCGTCCTGAGTCATACCAGAGCTGCGGACCAGCTTGTGGGTAAGTGGCTCTGCAACCTCGGTAACACCAGCGCGCATCGAAGCAGCCATAACAGCTAGCATACGAGGCCCGAACTCCTCAAGGGAGCCAGCGGCGTTAAGGACAGTTGGATTCTGAGCTACAAGAGCTACGTCCATGTCGTTGAGGGAGTTCGCCTGAGCGATAACCTGATCCTTGGTTCCTACGAAGCCCTGGAAGCCACCGCGCTCGCCAGCCTTGTCCTGGCCGGTACCGCGAGCGGTAGCAACGTGGTCAGCAAGCTGAGCAGCAACGGAAGCGACAGTTGCCGTGGAGCCTAGGCCCTCGTTAGAAAGATCCTGGTCGATTAGAGGAACAACCGAGTTACAACGAACCTTTAGAAGCTCATCGAGACCAGCCTGGAAATCAGTGTTCTCAGAAATACCGCGAGAACCACCTGCTAGGTAGAGAGGCTCACCGATGTCTGCTGGAGGGCAGCAACCCGAAACGGTGCTTCCCGTGTCTGCCGAGCGCACTGCGCTAACATACGTGGAGAAGTCGTTCAAGTAATCTACGATGGCCATTACGTTGCGGGTAGGACCTACAGTAGGATTAAGGTCTAGCTCAGCACCAATCGTGAAGGTAGCCTCTGGACCAAAGTCAAGGTCAGCTACCAATGTGGTGTCTACGTTAACTGCCTGGCCTGCCTCTGCCGAGTATGCTGGGTTCGCATTGATAGCGTCCAGCAACTGACGAAGGGTCTGACCTGATGTAAAGGTAATCGCCAGGTCGTCAAGAGTACCAGAGGTGGTAAGGCCGGTTGCGTTTCCTGCAGCGCCACCAACATTGAGGGTTGGGGAACCACGGAAACTCACAGTATCCAGTGCTGCTGGAGCAGCGGACAATGCTGGGCTCAGAGTAAGGGTGTCAGTGGTGTTTGACGCTACTACAGTGTATTCACCGTTGATCAGAACCTGCACTCCTGCATACTCATTGGCCGTCATGGCAGTGGTCATTTCAAGCGAGGTGGTTGTAGGAGTCGAGGCTGCTGCTACAGTGTCTGTAGCTGTCTCGCCCGTAGCGTAGAACACCTTGAACTGAGCAGTGCCGCCGAGGTCAGAGGATACTTCCTCTTCGCCTTCGAAGGTAACAGTCACAACCTTAGTGCCTGCTCCGGTACCGGTGGCTACATCAACAGTGATACCGTTGGTGTGCTCGCCCCAGTCCTTAGAGGTAAGGTCGATTGCGTTAGCAAGAATCTGAACAACGCCGTACTGCGTGGAAGCAGCAGGAAGCGCTGGGGAGAACTTAAGAGTATCTACAGTATTTGCCTCACCAGGAGTATCAGGGTCTGCTGCGTTGATTTGACGAAGTAATGGAGTAGAAGAAGCGGTGTCCTGGAAGTAAACCCAGCGACCAGCGTGCTCGTCGACCGTCATAGCCGAGTTCTCAGTGAGAACGATAGTCGTAGTGGTTCCGCCAGTGTCTGCCACGTCAGCGAACTCTACCTCTGCCTCAAGGACAATGTAGTCGTCCGTAGCACCTGCAAGGGTGTCGAGATCTGGGGAAACTGTAAAGTCACCTGTGGTAGCATCGTAGTCAGTGATCGTGCGAACCTCGGCGTTTGCCGTGTACGGACGAAGCACCATGATCTTGCCGTTGAACTCGTCGTCGGAGGTCGTGGCGGAGAGGGTGCTGTCGATGACGGAGGTTACGTCACCAAGAGTATCCGTGGTATTAGGAGCAGCAAGTGTTCCTAGAAGCTCCGTTGCGTTCTCGGCTGGGAGGCTAAGGGAAGATGCGGTAGACTCGTTAGTCTTGTAAACAAGTACTCGGGAAGCGCCACCTGGTACGTCAGGGTCGTTCGAGGACTGGAAAGCAAGGCCAAGGGCGTCAACAATATCGCCGCTCTTGAACAATTCGGATGCTCTAGCTGGGTCGAATAATGTAACGAGACCTGCGGTGGAGCCTGGTGCTCCGCCTTCTGCTTCACCTACAATGCCAACGATGCTGTTGTCGGACAGGAGAACCTGTGCCAACCCAGCTGCATTGATTTTAGTGATACCACCTGGGGTGAATCGTGTGATACCATTGAAAGTTACGCTGCGTGCCATTTTAGATTATCTCCTATTAATAGCCCTTAAAGCAAGCATCCCACTCGGCTAGAGAGCGATGCTTCTTTGAATTCGTGATAAATGCGCGAAGGCCGCCACGGTGATGTTCTTTAACGCCACGACGCGAGGCCCATTGTTCGAAGCTGTAGCGCTTTTCGGGCTTAACAGCTGGACGTGCAGCAGGTGCTGGACGACGTTTCTTGGTAGGGGCCTTCTTAGGGGCCACTTTCTTTTCCGCCACAGGTTCAGCTTCGCGCTTCACTTCTGGCTTAAACTCTTTTCTGTCTTCAGACATGTACTAACCGCCTTATAAGGTTATCGGGAACTCGACTATTGTGGTACCATAAACCGAGTAGTTGATTTGGATCTGTTCGAAGACCTCTTGCTCCTCTAGGAAGCTGAACGGAGTTGTAAACTGAAGGGTCATCATTCTCTGAAAGACCTCATCAGGTAGGAACTCAGTTCTGGGGGCGAAATCGGATCCGCCAATCTTTAGGTTGATGATTCCTTGACTCTCAAGGAACGCTCTCTGCGAAAGAAGAAGAGCCTTCATCGCTGCATATAGGTAAATCACCTGGTCCTGCTGACCGGCCAATACATGCAGATTATAGTTAACGGCGAAGTTAGCGCCCTTACGGAGATACGACCCAGTACTAGAGTATACCCTAGATGGCTCACCTGTGGCAAGCATTGGATCGTCTGGTTTACGAATATCTACGACACTCGTATCGTC